AAGAATTTGGTACACAGTTTGCGAAAGCTGAAGGTACTGCATTTGTATCTGGTAACTCTGTAGGTAGACCACAAGGCTTTACTGATACAACTGCTGGTGTTGGCACAACCAACTCTGGAAGTGGTACAGCTTTAACTGCAAATGGTCTTGTTGACCTTACAATGGCTATCAAGTCTGACTATATGGCAAACGCAACTTTTGTGATGAACAGAGCTACATTTGCTGATGTATTAAAGTTAGAAGATACCGAAGGTCAAAAAATATTTGTCAATGCTATGAGTTATGTTGGTGGCACTCCATCAACAATCTTAGGTAAGCCATATATTTTAGCAGAAGATATGCCAGATGTTGGTGGGTCAGCTAAACCTATTGCTTATGGAGATTTCTCAAGAGCTTACACTATTGTTGACAGAGTGAATTTATCGGTCATGCGTGACCCATTCTCACAAGCAACAAGTGGTAATATTCGTTATGTCGCCAGACGAAGGGTTGGCGGTGCTGTAGTTCTAGCGGAAGCGATTAGACTACAAAACATTTCTGCATAAGGGAGATTATTATGAGAGATATTTCAAATAGAACTAAGTCAGTTACTTGCCAAGACGCAAAAGTATTTACAGCAGACGCAAATGGAACTACTGTAGATACGATTGGTTTTGAATCAGTAATGTTCATTGTGAACTCTGGTATTGAAGGCGATACATTATCTGGGAGTGTAAAGTTTGACTTTATACTTGAAGATTCAACAGACGATTCTACATTTTCAGCAGTTACCAGCTCAACAGCAGTAACAGAGGGAAGTGTTGATAGCTCTGGTATCTTTTTAACACTAGACGCAAATGGCGAAACACCACAGACAAGCCAAATTGGTTATATCGGTGGGAACAGATATGTGAGAGTTAAGATTGACGCAACAGGTACTCACTCAAATGGAACACCTATAAGTGTTCAAGCTGTATTGGGTAATCCTATTGATTCAACAGACGCATAATATCTGATAAGTTTGTGGGGAGTGGTTTTGATTGCTCATTGTCTGCTCCTCACTCTTATTGATTAGATAGTGTTTTAATAATATTATGTAATGAATAATGGAGAGAAATATGAAAATAAAAATGATGGCTGATGTAAAGGCTTCTTGCAACGAATCTGGTAACGCAACTAGAATTTACAAAAATGGTGAGATAATAGATTGCGATAAACAATGGCTGGAAGATATAGGCAAAAATTTTATTGCTAGTAACACAGCAATAGAAGTAAAAGTTGACGAGCCAAAAGAAACTAAAGCTAAAACAAAGACAAAGAAAAAAGCAACCAAGAAAAAAGCCACTAAGTCTAAAGGTTAATCACTATGGCTAGAACGATTGGTAGCACATTCTCTACTCAATTATCTAGCACTCAAACTAGACCATTTTATGCTGTAGAATTTTTATATACGCAACCTCTTAGAGTATGGACAGGTTATGGAGATTTTACTGTTGAAGGTCAAATATACACAGGGTTAGGCAATTTAATATCTATTGGTCAAGTACAAGAAACAGCAGAAACCAAAGCTAGTGGTATAAAAATATCTGCTAGTGGTTTAAATACTGATGTTGTTGCAAGTGCATTAACACAAACACAGCAAGGAGTGGTGGTAAATGTGTATTTCGGAGTGCTAACAACCACAAGTAATGCTCTTGCTATTGTTGATGACGCATATCAAATATTTTCTGGCTTTGTTGATACAGTTCAAATATCAGAAGAAGGAGATACATCAGTAATATCATTTGATATTGAAAGCAAACTTATATCATTAGAAAGACCACTTGATTTTAGATATACCGACCAAGACCAAAAACATTTCTTTCCTAATGACAAAGGCTTAGAGTTTGTTGATGACTTACAAGACAAAGAAATAATTTGGGGTGGTGGCACAACATGATTAATGTACACCCAATAATAAAATTATATAAAGAGTTCGATAGATATAAACATAATTCAGATGATGAAATACTTGCACATATATATCCATCACTAGAACTTAACCAATACAAAATACACAAAGAAAATGGCAGAATATATGGATTTTCTAATTGGGCTTTTTTGAATAAATCAGAAGAAAATAATTTATTAAAAACAAACAAGGTTTCTCAAGAATCATGGAACTCTGGTGATATTTTATGGCATGGAGATATCGTTGCTAGAAAAAATGTAAAAAAAATTATGGATTGGACTTTAAGCTATTACACTCAGTTGCTTGGCTGTAATAAAAAAATTAAATATTTAAGAATACATAATGACAAGATTATACAAAAAGAAATATTAACTAAAGGACATTATATAAAATGAGTTTTGTTGTAGATATTGCAAAAAAAGCTGTAAGTTTAGCAAAAACAAAAATTGCAGATTTTTCTTTCACTAATTTTATAGGTGGTTTTTTACTTAATCTTGCTATATCAGCAGTTTTATCTAAAGCATTTGCAAAAAAACCAAAGGCTAATTATGGTCAGCAATTACAAGCTAGGACTGAAATGGTCAAACAGCCAATCATTCCTAGAGATACTGTCTATGGAGAAACAAAAAAATCTGGTGGAATATTGTTTATGGAATCTACCAACAACAATCAAGATTTGCATATTGTTGTTCAAATGGCTTCACATGAAATACAATCTATTGATAAAGTTTATTTTGGAGAAGATGAACTTACTCTTGCAAGTGCTGGAACAGATAGTAATGGAGTAACGCAATTCAAAGTTACCAGTCCAAGCAAATATGCAACAGAATCAAGGTTTACAACCAAAACAAGAACTCTTGTAGTTTCAGAATATACGACTATGCCTTTTAATAGACAGTTGCCTTTTGGTGGTTATGCTGTAGAAAATGGGCAAGGTATTTTGAAAGACATAACATCAGTAACTTTGGTGTCAGATGTAGCATTTACAGTCGCCACAACCGATACTATAAATATTAATGGAGTTGATTATGGTGTATCTTCTGGTGGAACAGCAAGTGGCTCTGGAACAAGATTTACTTTAGCAGTAACTCTTTCATCTGGATTGCAAACAGATGTAAGAGCAACATCAATCTTTCAGCAAACTCCATCTGGACAAACTAGAATATCACCTTTTAATAATGCAAATGCACCAAAGCCTTATTTAGCTGGAACAACAACAGAAACAAATTATGCAATTATAGCAACACAAAAATTTTCTGATACATCTGAATTGACAGTAAGAATAAAGCAACATTTAGGTAGCGATACACAACAAGCAGACGCAGACTTAGTTTCAGAAGTATCACAATGGACTACTTCCCATATGTTGTCTGGAATAGCTTATCTGTATGTTAAGTTAAAATATGACGCAGATGTTTTTCCACAAGGTATACCAAATATAAGTGCAGAAATAAAAGGAAAGAAAGTGTTAGACTTTAGAACAGGCTCAACTGCATTTTCTAAAAATCCAGCATTAATTTTATATGATTATTTATCTGATACTAGATTTGGTTTATCTGTACCCACCACTCAAATAGACACAACATCATTTACTACAGTTGCAGACATTTGTGATGAAGATATTACCTTGTCTACTGGTGGCACAGAAAATAGGTATGAAGCAAATGGGATTATATATTCAAATGTAGAGCCAATGACAGCTATTGATGAAATTACAGGCTCTATGCTTGGAATATTAAGCTATTCAAATGGTAAATTTATCTTAGCTGGTGGTAAATATATTGCTCCTTCAATAACTTTAGATGAAGATGACTTTAGAGGTGGCATAACGATTCAAACCAAACAATCTAGAAGAAATTTATTTAATACTGTAAAAGGTATATTTACTAGCCCAGAGAGTAATTGGCAACCATCAGACTATCCAATGGTAACTTCAACTACATTTGTTAGTGAAGATAATGATGAAACTATATTTGGTAATATTGATCTGCCTTTTACTATATCATCAACAATGGCTCAAAGAATTGCTAAAGTTGTGTTATTTAAAAACAGACAGCAGATGGTTATTCAAGCACCATGTAAGTTATCTGCTTTTAAATTACAGGTGGGAGATACAGTTACTATTAATAATTCTAGGCTAGGCTTTAGTTCTAAAATATTTCAAGTTGCAGATTGGACTTTTGTATCAGATGAAACTGATGTGGGTATTGATTTAATATTACAAGAAACATCATCAAGTGTGTTTGATTGGAGTGCAGAAGAATCAGAGTTTATTTCTGATAACACTATTCTGCCAACAGCAGAAACAGTATCAGCTCCATCTATAGAGTTAAGTGATATTATGAGAGCTTATTCTGGACTAATATCCACTATTCTTGTTGTTAAAGTGGCTTCTAGTCAAGGCACAACTAATGAAATAGAAGTTGAATATAGAAACACCTCTACAGATACAGAGTTTACGAACATAGGCAGAGCAAAAACTGTTGGAACTTCTATGAAGTTTGAAATCAAAGATGTGGAAGATGGACAGACTTATGAAGTTAGAGCAAGGTCAATTAATGCGTTTAATGTTGCTTCTTCTTTTACATCAGCTAATCATGAAGTAGTTGGAAAGACAGCACCACCAGCAGATGTCGCAGATTTTTCTGTTAATATTGTCAATAATTTAGCTGTTTGTTCTTGGACTGCAAATAGCGAGTTAGATTTATCACATTATATTATTAGACACACTCCAGCTATAACAAGCCAAGTTTATTCTGGATCTACAATAGTTGCCAATTATATATCTAAAGCGACTAATCAAATATCTTTACCAGCTCAAACAGGAACATATATGATTAAAGCTGTTGATGTTTTGGGGATAACTTCTTTAACTTCAACTAAAAAAATTGTTATTAGAAATCAAATTGCAGATGACTTCAATGCAGTAGCAACGACAACAGAATCTACAGGATTTTCTGGTACAAAAGACCAAGTTGAAGTAGTCAATAGAGATAGCACAAACTTTTTGCAAATAAAATTAGGGGAGCTCTTTGATTCTCATACAGGTAATTTTGATTCTGCTTTAGGGAATTTTGATGATGGTGGCGAAGTTGCAAATAATTTAGATGGCTTTTATGAATTTAGCTCAAATCCAATAGATTTAGGTGGTATTTTTAATTCATATGTAACAACCTCTATGACCAGCAGTAGATTCAACGCAAACAGCCTGTTTGACAGCTTTGAAGGGCTATTTGACAGCCAAGAAGGTAATTTTGATGGTAGCTATACCGAATTTGATGATGTAGACGCAAAAATCCAAATATCAACCTCTAATGACAATTCTACCTATACTGATTATCAAGACTATGTTTTAGGTAATTATAAAGCCAGATATATTAAGTTAAGGGCTAAATTAACCACCACAAATGCCGATTCAACACCAGCGATTTCTGTGCTGTCAGCAACTATTGATATGCCAGACAGAACTGTTGCAGTTGCAGATACATCAAGCACTACTGCTTCTGGTGGCAAGGCAATAACTTTCTCACCAGCTTTTAAAGAGTTGCAAGGACTTGGCATAAGTGCTAGTAATTTAGCAACAGGCGATTTTTATGAGTTAAGCAGTAAATCAGCCACAGGATTTACAATTAAATTTAAAAATAGTAGTGGTTCAGTTGTTGATAGGTCATTTGACTTTGTGGCTAAAGGATATGGATATTTAGAGAGTAGTTAATTTAAAAATATTATGATAATCTAAGAATTATTTTAAGGGAGTGAAAAAATGAGCCAGAATGATTTTACCATAGCAAACCAGACCTTTCCGAATACTAGGGCTGACATTAATTCAGCTTTACAGGCTTTGGCAAGTACAAGTTCTGGAACATCTGCTCCATCAACAACTTTTGCCAATCAGTTTTGGTATGACACTTCTGCAAACACTTTATATATTAGAAATGAAGACAATGACGCAAATATTACTCTTGCTGTTTTAGACCAGAGTAACGACACAGTAGAATATTTTAAATCTGATTCTATAAGAACAGCATTGATAGAATTTACAGATGGAGATGACGCACTTACCATAGCAGATGGTGGAGCTTTGACAACTGCTGGAAACTTATCTATAGGTGGCTCAAACAATGAATTAAGATTTTACGAAGGTGCAAACTTTGTTGGCTTTGAAGCACCAGCTTTGACAGGCGACCAGATATTCGTTTTACCAAGTGCTGATGGCTCTGCTAATCAAGGCATAGTAACAAATGGCTCTGGAACTTTATCTTTTGCTGATGTTGGTGGCGATTCTTTAAGACCTAATGCTCAACCACTTATTATTAATGGTGATATGGCAGTAGCTCAAAGAGGTACATCTTTTACAGGACAAACAGGAAGTGTTTATACTTTAGATAGAATGTATGTCAGATTGAGTGGTGCTGGTACTTGGACTATTACACAAGATACAGATGTTCCAACAGGTTATGGTTTTGGTAAATCATTAAAAATGGATTGTACAACTGCAAACTCAAGTTTAGATGCTGGCGATTTTATATTTGTAAATATGCGTTTTGAAAAACAAGATATGCAAATTATTAAAAAAGGTACATCAAATGCTGAAATTGTTACTGTTGCTGCATGGGTAAAATCACCTAAAACAGGTACTCATGTTGTAGGACTTTATGATGCAAACAGTTCAACCAATCGTTATTGTATGCAGACTTATAGTATAAGTTCAGCAAACACTTGGCAAAAAATTATTGTCAATTTTCCAGCCGATACTGGTGGAAGTGTAATGGGAACAGATAACAGTCATGGAATGAATTTACAATTTTGGTTTGCCGCTGGGTCAAACTATACAAGCGGTAGTGCTGCGACTGCATGGGAAAATTATACAGCAGCCAATCAAGCTGTTGGTCAAGTAAATTGTAGCGATAGCACATCTAACAATATATTTATCACAGGTATGCAGATGGAAATAGGCTCATATACTTCAAGCACTATACCATCATTTCAACATGAATCTTTTGGTGATAGCTTAATTAGATGTCAAAGGTATTTTCAAACATATTCACAACCACCACTAATTGGCTCTGCTAATGCTAACAACACTATAGCGAGAGCAAAATTTGGCTTGATTACTCCAATGAGAACAGGAGCTACTGCAACACACAATGGCACTTTCTCTTGGTTTTACTCTAATAGTCATCAACCAACTAGCACAGCATTTTCAGCAACTTATACAGATGAAAATACTTTTGAAGCAGATGTAACTGTATCTGGAACAGGTATGACAGCAACTCACCCATGCGGTATTTTTCAATCTGGTACTGCTTCGTTAGATTTAGACGCAGAATTATAGGAGATAATAATGGAAGATAATAGAACAGTAACATCTGCTAAATATCAACAGGGATTTATTGGTTCTGGAAATGTTAGTATTGTAGCTGTTATTGATGGTAAAACTGTATATGTCCCACTTAATACAGACAACACAGAATATAAATTAATACTAGAATGGGTAGCAGATGGTAACACTATTGCAGACGCAGATTAGGAGAAACTAAATGGCTGGACTAAAAGTACATACAGCAGAAACAGCATACGCAGTTACTCAAGCTGAAATTAAAGCATGGAATAAAATAGATTCATCTGATGATGATACAGTTGTCGCATTGATAGAAAGGGCTGTGCATAATTGGGCGAAAGAATACACTAATAGAACTTTGACCACAGTTACTTATCAACTGTTTATAGATTCTATTTATGATGTTGATACACCTTTACAAGAAGGCATGTATG